TTCAACTCGTGGCGCGTGCGAACGGCGACCGGGCTCGAAGATCCCGGCTCGACCGAGGAGGCCGAGCGGATCAAGACCCTCCTGCGCAATGAGGACATCCTCACGGGCGGCGAGGGCGTCACGTTTAGCTCTCTGCCGGAGACGACCCTCGACGGCGTACTCAAGGCCGCCGACGATGACCGCGACACCATCGCGGCCATGTCGCAGACGCCCGTGTGGGCGCTCAACGGCGGCCAGCTCGTGAACCTCTCCGCCGATGCTCTCGCCGAGGCGCGCAGCACGTCGCGCCTCAAGGTGCAGGACAAGCAGCGCAACATGGGCCGACCGCTCGCGCAGAACTTCCGCCTGGCCGCGCACATCGAGGGCCGGGCCGAGGATGCCGCGGACTTCTCCCTCAAGGCGCAGTGGGCCGACCTCGAATCGCGCTCGATGTCACAGGGCGCTGACGCGCTCGGCAAGATCGCCACCCAGCTGCAGGTGCCCGTCGAGAAGCTTTGGGACATGATCCCCGGCGTCTCGAAGTCCACCGCGGACGAGTGGCGCGAGTGGCGCGAATCGCACCCTACGGACGCCCAGGCGCTCGCAGGGGCACTTGATCGCACGGTGTGACCGTGGCCCGCGTCGAGGAACTGCGGGCCATGACCGACGAGCACCGCGTGGCGCAGGTGTTGGCAACAGCCCCCGCGCTCGCGGCGTCGCAGTCGGCGTGGAACTCGCTGATGGACCCGTCGGACCTGTCCGGATCGATGACCGCATGGCTGCCCGTTCAGACGGGGATCCTGCGCCAGTACCGCAGCGACTCGACGACACTCGCGGGCCGCTACGTGACGGACTTCCGCGGCGAAGCGATCGGGTCACGCGACCTGCAGGTGAT